AAAAAAGAGTCAAAAATAAGCATTAACTTTGCAAGATATGCTAATAAGGGGAATATAAGCGAATTATTAAAATAAATGAAAGACGTTGAATTATTAATAAACCCCGCTGGTTTTCCAGATCAATTTGCCAGTGATGCTGATAAAGCAACAATGGAGTATGGATTACAGGTAGGTCAGGCTATTCAGTATGAATGGTTTAGAAAAGGAGGAGGTAGCTGTAGATACTATAGTCAGCTCCAATCTTTTAATGAATTAAGAAGATATGCAAGAGGCGAGCAGTCTGTTGCTAAATACAAAAACGAATTATCTGTTGACGGTGACTTATCTTACCTGAATCTAGATTGGACTCCTGTTCCAATACTTCCTAAGTTTGTAGACATTGTAGTTAATGGAATGTCAAACAGGTTATTTCACGTTAAGGCATATGCGCAAGACGCTTTGTCTAGTGAACACAGAAATAAATACCAGAATTTAGTAGAAAGAGATATGTTGAATAAAGATATCTTTTCAGACTTCAAAGAGTCATTTGGTATTGACCCGTTTATGACGGATGTAGAAGAACTTCCAGAAAATGACGAAGAACTTGAATTGCATATGCAATTAAAATACAAGCCTTCTATTGAAATTGCAGAAGAGGTGGCTATTAATACAGTGCTAGACGAAAATCATTATCAAGACACCAAGAAAAGAATTGATTACGATATGACCGTTTTGGGTGTGGGTATGGCTAAACACCAGTTCTTACCAGGTAGTGGTGTTCAAGTAGATTATGTTGACCCAGCTAATGTAGTGTATAGCTACACAGAAGACCCTCATTTTAAAGATTGTTTTTATTGGGGAGAAGTTAAAACACTTCCAATAGCAGAACTTGTTAAGATTGATCCTGATTTAACTAGAGATGATTTAAAAAAGATTTCACAGTATAGTCAGACTTGGTACGATTCCTATAATGTAAATAGATTTTACGAAAATAGTTTATTCTTTAAGGATACTGCTACACTTATTTATTTCAATTATAAAACTACTAAAAAGTTTGTATATAAGAAAAAGATATTAGAAGGTGGTGGAGAAAGAATGATTGAAAAGGATGACACTTTCAACCCACCAAAAGATATGATGAAGGAGGGTAAGTTCGAGAGAGTTGAAAAAACTATTGAAGTTTGGTACGAAGGTATAATGGTAGCTGGTTCTAATATTGTGTTGAAATGGGAAATGGCTAAGAATATGGTTAGACCAAAATCAGCTTCTCAACACGCAATGCCTAACTATGTGGCTTGCGCTCCAAGAATGTACAAAGGTAATATTGAATCTTTGGTTAGAAGAATGATTCCTTTTGCAGACCAAATTCAAATAAGCCATTTAAAACTACAGCAGGTGGTTGCTAAAATGGTTCCAGATGGTGTGTTTATAGACGCTGATGGGCTTAGTGAAGTGGATTTAGGGACAGGACAGGCGTATAACCCAGAGGATGCATTAAGACTTTACTTCCAGACCGGTAGTGTGGTAGGTAGAAGCTATACTCAAGATGGAGAATTTAACAACGCTAGAGTTCCAATTCAGCAATTAAATACTAGTAGTGGTCAATCTAAGATGGCTGCATTGATAGGAAATTACAATCATTACCTAGGAATGATTAGAGCAGTGACAGGCCTGAACGAGGCTAGAGACGGCTCAACTCCTGATCCAAATGCATTAGTTGGTGTACAGAAATTAGCAGCTCTTAACTCTAACACAGCTACTAGACATATACTAGAAGGTAGTTTATATATCACCAGAACAATTGCTGAAGGATTATCATTAAGAATTGCTGATTTATTAGAGTATGCTGATTTTAAAGAAGAATTTGCTAATCAGATAGGTAAATACAATGTAAAGAGAATAGAAGACATTAAAGACTTATACCTATATGACTTCGGTATATTTATTGAAGTAGCTCCTGATGAGGAACAAAAAGCTATGCTAGAACAAAATGTTCAAATGGCATTATCTAAAGGTGATATTAATTTAGAAGACGCTATTGATATTAGAGAGGTTAGAAATTTAAAAATGGCTAACCAATTATTAAAACTCAAGAGAAAAAGAAAGCAAGACGCTGACAGGGAAGCAGCTGCAATGCAACAGCAGATGAATGCTCAAACACAGTTTCAATCTCAACAAATGGCATCTCAATCAGCAATGCAAAAGATACAATTAGAAGGTGAAATGAAGATGAGAGAGAAGCAAGCAGAAGTGGCTTTTGAAATAGAGAAGTTGAAAAACGAAGCTTCTTTAAAACAACAGTTAATGACATATGAGTTTCAGCTTAATATGCAATTAAAAGGAGTTCAAGAAGAAGCAATTAATCAAAGAGAAAACCAAAGAGAAGAAGCTAAGTCCTCTAGAATAAGTCAACAAAACACAGAGCAATCTAAACTTATTCAACAGAGACAAGAAAAACTACCACCTGTTAATTTCGAATCCAACGAAGACAGCCTAGATGGCTTCGATTTGGCTGAATTTAACCCTCGGTAGCATAAATAAATAATTAGTAACTTTGCATAAAATCAAATCAAATGGAAATTAAAGTAAAAGAATACGATTCTGGACCTCAGAAGTCAAAAGCACAAGTAGAGGAAGAGTTGTTACAAAAGCACGAAGCCGAAGTAAGCGGTGAGAGTGTAGAAGAGAATAAGGTAGAAACAGTTAAGATAGGGGAGCCTAAATCAGAAGAACCTATTAAAGCTGAAGAACCAATAAAAGAAAATCCTGTAGTGGAAGAAAAGCCACAAATGGGTGAACAAGAAGTTCTTTCATTTATTAAAGACAAATACAGTAAGGAAGTTAATTCTATTGATGACCTTTTAGCTCGAAGAGAGCAGGAAGAGTTGCCCGCAGATGTAGCAACTTACTTACAGTATAAAAAAGAGACTGGTCGTGGGTTTGAAGACTTTGCTAAAATCAATAAAGATTATAGTAAAGAAAGTCCTGATCAAGTATTATCTATGTATTATTCAGAAGTTGAAGAAGGCTTAGACAAGGAAGAAATAGATTATTTACTTAATTCTAGATTCGGAACTGACCCTGAAGTTGATTCAGAAGATGAAATAAAAAAGAAAAGCATAGATAAGAAAAAAGAGCTTGCGAAGGCTTTAAAACACTTTGAAGGTCAAAAAGAAAAATATAAAGTTCCTGTTGAGTCAATGGGCACTACGTTTTCTGATGAAGACCAGCAGAGGTTTAAAGCTTATCAAGAACAAGTGGAGAAATCCAAGGAAACTGAAGGATTAATGCGAAAGCGGTCTGAAAGTTTTCAGGAGAACACCAATAAATTGTTTACTGAAGAATTTAAAGGTTTTAAGTTTAACATCAGTGATAAAGAATATGTTTATTCTCCTGGCGATTTCAACGAACTGAAGAAGTCTCAATCTGACATTATGAACTTTGTATCAAAGTTTACTAATAATCAAGGAGAGATATCGGATGTAGTTGGATATCACAAGTCGTTGTCAATGGCAATGAATCCTGAAAAGTTCGCAAAGTATTTTTACGAGCAAGGGGTGGCATCAGCTGTTAATGAGTCTGCTAAAAAATCTAAAAATATAAGCTTAGATATGAGGCAAACTCCGCAGGTGGCATCTAAACAAGGATTTAATGTTAAGGCTGCGACACCCTCGTCTAGGCGAGGATTGACAATTAGGTCACCAAAAAATAAATAAGTTAAACATTAAAAACAAAAAACAATGAGTTTAAATATACCGGGGTTTGCTCTACAGCCAAGTGCTACTAGAGTACCAACCACAACAAACTATATGACAAGTTTTGATTTTTTAAATCAATATTTGCCAGACACATACGAAAAGGAATTTGAGAGATATGGAAACAGAACTCTTTCTTCTTTCTTAAGAATGGTAGGTGCTGAGATGCCTTCTAATTCTGACCTTATTAAATGGGCAGAACAAGGCAGATTACACATTAAATATACAGACGTAACTACTAACGCTACTGCTGGACTTGGACAAGGAACATTTACAGTTGCTGACACTTTAATTCCTGCAGACCAAATAATGGCTG